CCGCCGACCGCTACATCAAGTGGCTCGACGCGAATGGCTCTGCCGCCATTTGGTAAACCCGTCGTCGTACACGCGTCGTACACCAGACCCTCGACAAATAGGTGTGAACCTCGTGTACGACGCAAAAACGACGAGCCTAGGACAAACAGCTAAAGCCCGCGAAGCGGCCCGCGCAGCGGTAGCTCCGCAGGAGTAGGAAAAAAGCGCGTCAACTCCAGGTGCTTGCTTTTGAGACGCGCGTCAAAAAAGGAAAAAGTGCTTGCTTTTTCCCATTTTCCCATTTTCCCGTCAGGAAGGAAAAAAAGACGCGTCGTCAGATTTGCGCGCGTCAACCAACATTTTCAGGGACCCAAGTCAGATGTGCCCCCAACCGAAGCGCAATTGGTTCGATGGCCAACTCTCCCGTTTCGACATCACCATCCCCAAGTCTCTGTACGCTACTTGGAAAGATGTTTGCGCCGCCCTCTCTCCGTGGTGCAAGGCATTCGTCTTCCAGCTTGAGAAAGGAGAGCAGACCGACTACCTGCACTGGCAAGTCCGTCTCTCCCTCGCCAAGAAGGCCACCTGTGCCGCCCTCCTCAGTACCGCCGTCCAAGCGATCGGCGGGCACTGGACCGTCACTTCCACAAACGTTCATACGAGTCCCAAGGTGTTTAACTACGTCATGAAGGCCCAGACCCGCGTCGAAGGCCCCTGGACTGACAACGACATCCCCCGCGAGAAGACCCTCACCCGACAGCTTAAGTTCTTCTTCGCTATCAAGGAAGCTGGCAAGCTCTACCCCTGGCAGATCGACGCCGAATCCCTTGCCAAGGACGAACACGACCGCTACCTCAACTACATCTACGACCCCCACTACAACTCTGGCAAGTCCATCTTCTGCGAGTACCTGGAGTATACCGACGTTGCCGAAGAGATCCCCGGCATCTTCACTCTCGCAGAGGACATCATGCAGTACGTCTTCTCGATGCCCACGGCCAAGTGCTACCTCTTCGACATGCCCGCTGCCATGAAGAAGGAAAAAATGAACCAGATGTACACCGGCCTCGAGCAGCTCAAGAACGGCTTCATCTTTGACAAGCGCTACGAAGGAAAAAAGCGACGCATTGACCGCCCCGGCATGCTCGTCTTCGCCAACAACCTTCCCAAGCTTGACCTCATGGCCCCCGACCGCTGGAAGGTGTGGTACCTCACTCCCGACAAGCGTCTCGTCCGCTACGAACCCGAGATCCACCCCTTCAAGCCGAACCCGATGTTCGACGTCAAGTCCGACACCGACCCCGCTCAACCTACCTTGGATGGGTTCGTATCCTAGAAATCCTGAATATCTTGAAATCCTAATAAAAGAGTAAGGGCCGGTCGGGTATTGTTACAGGGCTTTAGCCCGCCCGACCGGCCCGTGAGGGCCGACTGGCGCAGCCATCCTCGGACACCCGGGATTTTTTTTGTCTCACCCGGGATAAGCCCACACCCAACATGCCATATGGTCGCCCATACCGACGCACTCGCCGCACTTTCCGGCCTCGCTCTTCTGGTCGTCGTAGGCTTCCTGCCGCGATCCGTCCGCGCAAAACTGTTCGCCGTGTTGTCCGCAAGAATTACACACAGAACCGGAAGCAGTCCCGACAGATCCGAACGCTGTTCCGTCTCAGATACGGAAGTGTCCAGTGTAACTTACACCAGACCAACGTGAGTTTCTCCCCGACCACCGCTCAACCTTTGGTTACGAACCTGAAAGACTTCAGTTGCTTCAGGTCCGATGGGGTCGCTAATAACGTAGGCGCGCTCTTCTACCAGGTCAATTCCGCCGGCACTGGCCTCATTCAGGCCGCTCGGTGGAACGTTGCGCAAGCCAACAACCCTTTCTGGCAAGGGCAGAACAAGGACCAGCCCGACACAGGTAAGTACCTGATCCAGGGCGCCCGGTACCGCTTCAGGATGACCGGCCTCGGTCGTCTGATCGATACGCGCGTCAAATTCCAACTGTGTACTCAGCAGGCCGGCTGGATGATCAAGCGAAGCTCGCTTCCAGGCATCACTGACTCTCACCAGACCATGTTCCCGAACTGCCTTGTCAACATGACAGGCCTATGTGGGCCCGTCGGTAACCGTATCAATCCTTATTATATCAAGGTACTGTCTACCAAGACCGTCTACTTCAATTCCGACGCAGACGAAACCACTGGCTCCACCCAGACTACTGCCAACACTAAGTGGCTCAACTTTGTCCTTCGCAAACACTACAAGCCCTGCTACCAGGACCTCACCAAGCCGCAGGTCCCAGGTACGGTGGAAGATCCTGCGCCAAACAGTGACTCCAACTGGGAAGCCGGTGTCTCCCAGGCCGATGTCCGCCAGGGCCTCTTCCTCGTCATCTCCTCCTCCACCCGCTACCTCGCCCCCGACGCCGGTAGCGTCTCCATCACCGCCGACCGCTACATCAAGTGGCTCGACGCGAATGGCTCTGCCGCCATTTGGTAAACCCGTCGTCGTACACGCGTCGTACACCAGACCCTCGACAAATAGGTGTGAACCTCGTGTACGAC